AAGATCGAAACAAGCTGAGATTTGCCGTGACGAGGGGGTATATTCACGCAAATACGGTCTTTATCCCCGCCCTCGATGTCCATGAGCATGTCAGCAAGCATCCTATGGTGCTTACCAACTATGAAATCGGGCATCATAAGCTGACAAAACGCGATCAAATCGTTATATGCGGCTGTGTTTTCTTTGCGGGTGGTCAGTTCCCCCGCTAATTTGTCTATTTCAGCAATTTCTTCGGGAGAAAAATGGTCAAGGTTGTTCAGCATCTGCTGAATTTCGGCGTCAGAGAAGTCTAAGGCCATATCATTCATCGGATTCTGTCCCGATCCCGAGTTCTGCATCGACATCTATCGTTTCCGCCTCCACAAACTCTGCATCTACTACGTCTTCCTCTGGATTTACGAGTTTTGACAGCTTCGCACGCAGGCTTTCACGTAATTCGTCAGTGGTTCTGTGGGTAATTGTGACTTCGGTCTTGTCTGTAAACAGCCCAACGTCCGAAATCTTACCCAAAAGCTCCAACGCACGGATACGAACACGTGGGTCAGGGTTCTCAGTCTCCTCGATCAGTTTATTTGTGACCAAGTGACGTACTTGAACTGCACTTTCTACCACAGAATGACCGAATTGGGTCAATATATTGTGTGTCATCATGAGTGCAGCAGGGGGTAGCGCGGACGCACGCTTTGCCGAAACCTTTTTTGAGGTCTTTTCAGGGTTATCTGCGTAAGCCAAAGCTAGTTTCGCCGCAATTTCTTCGTCTTCACTGGTAGGTTCTACGTCTAACCCATGCTCTTTGAGCATAGAAGCAGTATTACACGCCGCTTCTGCGCGTGCACGCAAGTCCATGTACGGAATTTCGTCCGAATATGGCACACCAATATCTGGTTCGAGCACTAAAGTCATACTGTTTCCGCAGGTTATTAACCGTTCGTATCGAGTTATACACAATAATTTGTTTTTGTGCAAGGAGGTTGGGACTCCTACCGGGGGGTGTTCCTATATAGAGGGGGGTGGGGGTCGAACTCAGGAAAAACCTGAAAATTCGTGCAGATTAGTAATATATAGATAATACGGAATCCTAAACTGCTAGCGGGGTCATGGGGGGCGGGTGGGGTCGCGCCGATCCTGTTTTGTTAGTGCCGCACTAACATTGGCCTATCGAGATTTGTGTAAACTTGTTGTCCTGTCAGTTTATCTATTGATTTGTTAGCGTGCGTGTGAGACATTGTAATTGTCAACGGCGGGAACCGTTGGCTTAACTTTAACTGTCAATCATAGGAGATATGACATGCGTACTTTATCCCAACAGACACAAGCGGCAGTCTCTAAAGCCGTATCGACTTCAATCGTTGCAGACAAGGCAGGCGTTGCCGCTCTTGATTGCTTGATTGCCGATGGCTTCGATCAACCGACCGATTTCGTCTCGCCGAAATCTGAAGGCTCGACCATCAAGGCCGATGAGTTTAACGCGCTCAATGAGGCTATCGTTCTCGGCTTTGCCAAGAATGTTCAGACCTTGCTAGCCAAGCCTGTTAAGTCGTTAACGGATGCGCAGAAGACAACGCGCCGTTACTGGCAACAACAGATCGGCGCACGGCGTAACGACTTCAAGCGCCAGCTCACTAAGCGCTTGGATGCTGACAAGCCATCAGATGGTGCGGGTTCACGCAACCGCCCATTGGATCAGCGTATCCGTGACAATCTGAACGATGTCATCAAGGTATGCCAGTCGGCAGAGGAAGCGACCTTTGACGTGACCGACATGGTTGCCAAAGTCAAAGCGGCACTGGCGGTACTCAAGTGAGACGCCTAGTCGAAACAGCGGGGGCGGTTGCCGCCCTCGCACTCTGCGGTTTTTTCCTAGCGTTCATATTCATTAACTTGTTACTGGGATGTGAGACATGGGATCAATCATACTGGACAGACACCAATTCATGTCTGACCCTAACCATGATCTGGGAGGGCTTCACACAATAACAACTAAGGCAGTGCTTCGGCACTGCCTTTTTTTGTGCCTATTGATACCAGTTCCCAATGTCGCGCCGAGCCTACGTGAACGTGTTAACACGCGACCAATCAAAGCTACCCGGCAGCAGCGTTGTTAGTGTCGCACTAACACACGATACCAGTTCCTCATGTCGCGCTGAGCCTTTGTTCGGTGCAATGTTCGTAATGTTCGGTGAAAGTTCGGTTTTTGAAAGTATCAATCGTACAATGTGTTTTGGTGACAAGCGTTAGCAATTCACGCGAAGCGTTAGCATAACCTGTCTATCAGCTTTTGTAGTTTGTTTAGTTTTCTTATTATTATTATATATTATTCGTTTTAGAAAAAAGTATATACAAGGGGTAAAGTTAGTGCCGCACTAACAATGTTCGTTTCTACTCCTCTCCGTCCACCCCCCTCCGCGCTAGTCCTCACTCCTCAAATTAGCGAACAATCGAACTTTGCTTATAAATCAAATACTTGCTTCCGAACAATATAAGAACTTTACACAAAACAACAGAACATTACACTCCCCAACACGTTTTGGTAACATTTGACATACCTCGCTAGTTATGCGATAATAGTTATGTTGGTGAGGGGTCTAACGGTTCCCGCTCTTGTCCTAACGACAGGTGGCCTCTCACCAACAACCTTAACCTTATGTCACACAGGAGAACGACATGACAAACCAAAGCAATGTTAGTGCCGCACTAACAAATCAACCTGCGGTAACAGCACCATCCATTGGCTCTGCATCAATGTTGGTAGAACTCAGCATCAGTACATGGACTGGGCGCAAGCTAGACAAGCGTGCGTCACAAGACGTTACCACGCGTCACCATGCCGATGCAGGGATTGCCAATGTGCACAAGAAGCTACTGGGCAACTGCGATGAACTCACCGCTGTGCAGAAGTTTACAGCTAACGTCCGCAACTTACACTACAGCATGACAATGCCGTGGTCGGACACTGGGCTTCGATTGCTACCCACTGCGCAATACTTCAAGTATCACCAAGCGATGACCGAGGTGCAGAACGAGTATCAGCGTATGGTGCAGACATTTCTCGACACGTACGACTGGGCTATCTCGCAGTCACAGGCCAAGCTAGGCGACATGTTCAACCCTGCCGATTACCCATCGACAGACGGTATCGCGTCAAAGTTTAGCTTCCGTTTCAGCTACATCCCATTGCCAGACGCAGGTGACTTCCGCGTGGACATTGGCAACGAGGGTAACGAGTTAGTACGTAGTCACTACGAGTCCTACTACTCCGAGCAACTGACCAACGCCATGAATGACGTGTGGCAACGTGCCTACAAAGCATTGACCAAAATGTCAGAGCGCCTCGACTACGCCGACCACGAACAGAAGAAAGTGTTTCGTGACACGCTCGTATCCAACGTGGTTGATCTCGTCGAGTTACTCGATGTGTGCAACGTAACAGGTGACAGTCAGATGTCAGCCATGCGGCTCAAGCTAGACGATGCCCTACGTGGTATCACGCCTGACGCATTGCGCGAGGATGGCTACCTTCGCGCAGAAACCAAACGTGCCGTTGATGATGTCATCAAGTCACTTCCTTCAATCGACCTTTAAGTTAGTGCCGCACTAACACAGTAACAGGAGAAATATCATGAACTCTGCAATTCAAATGTATTCGCTTGGTCTCGACCAGATCGCAACTGCCATCCGTCACGGTGGTCATCACCGCACGATACTTGTGCAAGGGCACATGGGGACAGGTAAGTCCTCACTGCTCAACACGTTATCACGTGATCTACCCAAGCACACACCGTGCTACTTCGATTGCACCACCAAGGACTTGGGCGACATTACCATACCCAAGATGTCCGAACTCGACGGTGCCGATTACGTCAAGTACGCGACCAACGAGGAACTAGGCGCACATCACAAGACGCCTATCATTCTCATGATCGACGAGTACGGCAAGGCCAACCCTGCGGTCAAGAATGCGCTACTGCGTGTCATGCTCGAACGCAAGATCGGTGGGTACGAGTTACACCCTGACTCGATAATCTTTGCCACCACTAACCTTGGCGCTGAGGGTGTCGGTGATCTACTACCACCACACGCACGGAACCGCATCACGGTCATCACGTCACGCAAGCCCGACAACATGGAGTGGATCGAGTGGGGTATCAACAACGGTG